CCTACAGAAAAGCCTTCTTCTAAGGCGGGGTTCTTAATAACGCGAGTAATGTGGTCTTTAACCCCAAAGCGCAGCGAATCCATAAACTGCTCGTTATCGCCAAATTGACGCTTTAGTTCTCTAATGGCGTTCTCAGGCGCATCTCCGCTAAATATTCTGGAAATAATAACGTCTGGGTCTGAGTCATCCAAAAAGAACCTTAAGGTTGCCCTGCTAATCTCTGGCAGAGGCGTTTTTTGAGCGGCATGAGCAGCTTTAACCTCTGCCTGAAGGCTGTTAAGCAGCTTAGACTTGGCCTCAAAATTACGAGCAATATTTTTTATTTCACTATCAAGTTCTGGAAAGCTCTGCAGTACTGGCTTGTATCTATTATAAAATGCAGTTGCAGTTTTGCCATAAACGCCACCGCTTTTATCAAAGATAGACTGCGCCAGTTGGCTTACCATAAATTCACGCACAGCACTTTGAGCAAACTCTGGATTATCAGTATCCGCAATGATGCGAGAAAGCTGTTGAGCGCCCTCTGTCGGGCCAAGCAAAAATGACTTAGCAGTTTGCGTGGGGAACAGTTTGCCAGAACGCATTTTCCTGACAAACTCTCCGCCTAAAGATTGCTTAAACTTGGGTGCATACTCTTCTTTGTAGAACTTGTTTGCGCGAATAGCAGCTTCAGCGGCCTCTGCTGGTATCTCCTTGAAATGTGTGTGGGGAGTGACAATCGCTTTTGCACCCCTCTGGACTTTTGCCGAGCCTTGCTGGGCGAGAAGCTCGGTATATCTGTCAATCCCATCACGAAGAAGAGAAAGATTTTTGACTGCTGGAGCTGCATTATCCGCATACGCTTTTGATATGGCAGAGTTTATGGTTGAGCGGAAAGAAATCAAGTCAGAGTAAGATTGAGACTTTCCTTTAGAAACCTGAAGGCTCAAAGAGTTGTCAATGGCGTCAAAAATACCCTTGCCATATTTTACTGTTTCATCCACCTCGGCCTTTCTGAGTGCGGATGTTGGTTTTCTAATGTCTTCAGCTATTTTGCTCAAGGGGCGAATGTCAACAAACAAAGACTTATCTGGGTCAATAGCTGCATACAGTCTGCTAGACTCCTCTTTTAGCCTTATGTTTTCATCCGACAATGCTTTTGCAATATTCTCAGACGCAGCTTCCTGAACCTCTCTAGGGCTGGCGGTTGCTATGGATGCAAGCTCACCAGCCAAATCTTCTTCAGCAGATGCTAGCTTAGATTCTGCAATATCAGATAATTCCCTCGACGTAGACGTAGCTGACTCAACAAAATCATCAACAGTTGACTTGAATAAATACGGGTCTTCAATTCCTTCCGCAAACGACCTAGCCTCGCCAGACAAAGCCTTAAGGTTTGCTTCCCTTCTCTCAACAAGTGACGGTGTTTTTGATACATTTTTTTGAATAGCAGCCAGCCCAGTGTCTTCGGTAAGCTCTGCCGCTGTAGGTGCATATCCAGCAGGGGGTGTAATCTCCAAACCCTTCTCAATGGAACTTACTGCGGCTGGAACGTCTTGTGTGTATTTTTGCAAATGCTCGGCAACTTCTTTTTCCGCCCCTCCAGTAAGCCTCTTAGCTGTTCTGGGTATAGCAAGCGCCAAATCAACAATAGGGCCAAGTGCAAGTGTCTCAGCACCTGTTTTGACTCTGCGCTCAAAAGCAGTATCCTCTGGGGTGATTTGAGTTGGGCCAGCACCGACTAAACTACCAATGCTCTCCGCCTCTTCTGGCACAGTGGCAATGATATCGCCAGAAGCAGCACCTAAAATACCCGCTGGGTACAATAACTTACCCCCAGCCCCCAAAAGAGACGCCGCCGCCCGCGCCCCTTTGTAACCAAGGGTCGCAGGAACTGCAAACTGAGCTATAGTACCACCAAGCTCTGTTCCCCTCATACCTCCAGTAACCTCTGGTATAGCTTGGCGCACAGCCTCTCCACGAGCCGCTTGTCTCCTTGCGACCTCTGGGTCTTTGGTAAAATAAGACGCAATGTCAAACGGAGCAGAGGCAAGGCCACGCGCAAGTTTAGAGCCACCCTTGAGAAGGGATTGACCAACAAATGATGCAGCGGTTTCAAGAGGCTCTGGCAGTATAGATTCTGGGCGTTCAAAGGAAAAAAGCTCCTCAACAGAAACGCTTTTCTGTGGTGACTCTTTGATGCGACTAAGTTCTTTTCCAAGAACACGCACACCTTCGTAATCACCAGCTTTATCTAGCGCCAGAATAGCATCCTCTAATTCTTTTACGGTTGCCATATTTAGCCCTACCTGCCTTGCTGAAGTTGTTTAGCTCTCTCAAGCGCCGCATTTACCTTTTCGCTGTTGTCTTGCGCTCCGCCCATTGCAGGTGGGGGCGTCACAGGCTCAGGCATATAAATATTAAGAGGCGGTATAGTTAAATCAATTCCCTGAGACTGATTTATTAAATTAGCCCTCAATTGAACCTCGCTCTTTACTGTGTCCATATAATCACGCAAAACAGCGGCTTTTTCAGCGGCTGGTTTATCAGAGCCAATAATCTGAGAGAATATTGTAATATCTCTATCAGAAACCCCTCTTCCCTCTTGGCCCCTAATTCTGGCTGCTTGGTAAGCTAAATCTAAGATTTGAGATTTCATCTTTGATGAGTCGATTGAGTTTTTCTCAAATATATTTTCAAATTGTTGTGTTTTTTCCGTAGGCACACCTAACGATTTAAGACCCTCTTCTACGTTTTGATAAACCTTAGACCCAACGCCAGAAATAGTACCAACAACAGTTGCGGCTGCTTTATTTTCCTCAAGCCCCTTAAGCAGCTTATTACCAGAGTTGAAGAAAGTCTGAGCGTTAACAGAAAGCTCTCCAAATTCTTCCCTTGCCTTTTTATCTTCTGGCGCAATGTCGCTTAACTTTGAGGCAGCAATAGTCGTGCCAAAAATGCGAGAACCCGCTGGTGCTTTAGAACCATCAGGGAGGGTCAGATTTCCTAGCTCATCTGATTTTCCATAAGTTGTTGTTCCATCAGGAAGGATTATATTTACATTTTCAGCTTCCGTTGGCTTTGGCTTTAATTTAGCTTTAGCAACAGCCATTTCATGCTCAAGAAGACTGCGTTTAAACTTACGGTCTTGTTCCTGCTGTGCGGCAACATTGCCAGCCAACAAGCCCTTAGCCAAGCTAGGGCCAAGAGCGATGGGTGTTCGGCTTGGGTCTTGCAACAAAGAAGCGGCCAAGGCATTCAGGCGAGCAGATGAACCCTCTCCAGTAAACGCGCCGCCAATACCTCTTGCTACGCCACCCAGCCCAGATGAAACACGCTGGCCGATGCTTGGCAGTGGTGGCGGCCCTTGATACATTGAACCAGATGTCAGTGGCAATGCCGCCTGTTGAGCAGCCATTCCACGAATAGGAGACACACCCATAGGCTGGCCCCTAAACGTATTGCCTTGTAACAATCCACTTTGCGTAGATGGAAAACGACGAGTCTGTAATAAATTGCCTAAATAATTCATTAGAATTGTCCTATCAAACCGCCAAGAAGACCAGCATAGGCTTTCTCTTTTGCTGTAGCCCTGTCCCCCATAGCACCCGCAAGAGCTGCTGCGCCGCCCAAGAACTGCTGACCAGTGCTAGGCTCAAAGTATGGTGTAATTTGCGTTGATGTAGTTCCCTGAGGGAACCCAGCAATAAGGTTTTGATACTGAGCCAACTGTGTCATAGGCGCGTTCTGCTCATACTGATAACGCTGCATCGCCTCTTGAATACCGCGTTCAGCCTGAGCTTCACGGGCAGCACCAACCTGTTGCAAACGAGAGATGTCAGAATAGTCAACAGCGGCCATTGATGGAGCCAACTGAGCAGCTTGAAGACCAAGGCGGCGCTGAGTGTCAAAGTCACGATAAGCTACATCGGCGGCCACATCACCAAGAGCGCGAGTCATAACGTCAGCAGCAGCACCAGAACCCAAGCGACCACGTTGAGCCAGTTGGCTTTGTACGCGAGCCTGTACGGGGTCGAGGGCGCGTTGAATGGCGCCAGTAAGCAAACCAGACTGTGCAGGAGGCACATACTGTCCCTGCGCCCCTGTGCTACCAAGAAATGAACCAAGCGTTGCCTGACCCTGCTGAACCAATGGGCTACCAGCTAAGGCGCGTTGCTCCTGCATCCGAAGGGCTTGTTCTGTCTGGGGTGTGAACCCAGCGTATGTCTGTCCTTGATAAAACTGCGGCGCACCAGCTTGATACTGGCGCAATGCTTCTGACATGCCATACTGCAAGAAGGGCTTGGTAAAAGCATCAGCGCCCGACTGTGTTATTGTTTCTGTAGTTCCGTCTGCCATTTTTATACCTCTGGCTTTAATTTATACGGTTATGTACCGATTGTAAATGCTATCCTAGAACAGCGTAATGAAAAAGAATGTCATCTGTATTTGAGTTGCTGCGGTGTGTAAGTGTAAAGGTTTGCTTGCCTACGCTGCTAAGATAAAGATGAGATAGCTCCTGAGCGGCATTAGAGGACTTAGGCGTCCAAAGAATTACGCTGTTAGGGTTTACACGCAGGTCTGTTACGGTTGTTGTTGTAGAGCTTGCGGACAACTGAAATGCACCAGTTGAGTTTATCTTTCCTTCCACAAGGTTGTTGACCACCTCTGCGACCTCACGAGGCGTACCACCCATATTCGGCAATCTGCGATATTGATTAGCCATTATCTACGACCCATTGTATTTGCGTCAACATCAATACCCTGAACCTTCTTCCATTCCCCACTTAGATTTAACCTAACGCGATGGTAGCGTCCACTGGAGCGCACTGGACAGAGATTGTCGCTGTTTAAGCTAGAAACACTACCGAAGGTAAAGGTGTCAACTTGGCGGCTTCTAGACGCCACCTGAGCGGTGACTGTTGCACTAGCACTTTCACGCAAGGTTACATAAGGGATAATGTTATTGACTAAAGAGCTAGACCCCGTGCGAACTTCAAACTCAGAGGTTTCTATAGTCGCGCCTAACGTGTCTCCCGTGAAGGTTTGGATTTTTTTGTCTTTAGAAGCGGCAAATAAAAACTCACCGCCACGATAGACAGCACCGTCGAGAGAAGCAGGTAATATGTCAAGATTGCCAAAAGCAGAATCAAGACCTTCGAGAGTGTAACCAGCGGTATAAATAGGTGCAACCATATCCACAGCAACAGATGAAGTACTCCACTTATCAAGGGCATAATTGTAGATAATAAGTTTGTCAGGTGAGCCATTTGTAGACGCCGTGCTTGCATAAGACCAAACAATAATCTGGCGCAGAGGGTCAGCAGAAGCAGTCATATTCTTGGCGTATGCACCGTTCCAATCCTCTAAAAAGAAACGGTTTACTTTTTCTGCTCCTATAGCCTGAGAGCGCTCGCCATCAAACATATAAAAACCATCATCAGCCAGATAAAAGACACTGTGACCAACATTACAAACGCTGCCAGAAACCTTACAGCCACGCACTGTTTCTACTTTGTCAAACTGGAATATCAGAGGCGCACCGACATAACTGCCACGCACAATACCTTTTTCCATAAGAATTGTTGCATACTCACCGCCCACAAGTCCAGTAACATCACCCATATCTTGAATGTCCTGAAAGTCGGCTTGCGTTGTAGCGGAAACAGCCCAACTCGTATAATCGCCCAGAGCTGACCAACGAACCCGATATGGCTTGTTACCATCTGTCGTGTCATTTGTGAAACCAGTCATCACAAAGTCGCGCACCACAGCAATGTATTTGGCCTTGGGTGCGTCAGCGGAAAGGTCAGAAAACAAACCAGATGCAGCGGCCGTAATGGTTTGAATGGGGTCGGCAAAATTTGTACTAATTACAGCCTCACCAAACTGCACAAAGCGAGGACGGTCGTTTGCGTCAGTGCTGTAGTTGCCAGACTTGCTGATGTTGTCAAGGGAACCATCGCTCCCATTGAACTGATAAATCTTTGTGCGGTCAGCGGCGTACAGCCCCACATTTCCATTGTCATCAGCAGCAGCAAACATACCAACAATTACTTCGTCAGCCGCGCCACTAATGGGAGAAATATCTTGCATACTCTCGTAACCCGTAGCCGCAGGAATTACGTTATTTGCTACTGTAACACCAGAGTTTCCAAAGTCCGATTGGTCGGGTAAGAAGTCCCCAAATCTAATCATTGCCAATTCCAACCTTCATTTTCATCAGACACTATTGTCCAAGTTTCACCTTCATCTGCTACCTCAGACCATACCTCACCTTCGTCTGGAATAACACCCCACAATTCCCCAAGCCTCTCAGCCTCAACAACACCCGTGGCGACAGGCGCCATAGAAATGTTATCCGCAAAAGTTTCAAAATTACCTTTTGCATCTGGAATAATTGCGAACACCCCAAGGTCAGCAGAACCAAAAACAAGAGTTCCGCCACGGGCGACAATAGATGCAAGCGTAGAAAGCGAGCTTGCACCCAACACCACTATTCCACCAGAGGCAGAAGCGGACGACAAAACGTTTAAACTGCTTGCACCAGTGACAAGACGAATACCGCTAGATGTCGCTGTAACTGAGGTTGAGGCAGCAGCACCAGCAATTTTAATAATGAAGCCAGCAGCAGATACAGATGATGATGTAGCAGGGGACGACTCCCCCTCACGCAAAGCAGCGGTGAGCCATATAGAACTGTCTAGGGAATATGGTAAACTATCTAAAGTTCCCCAGTTGTCTAGCTGCTCAAGTGTTGGCCCTACAATGTCAGCCATAGTTAAGCTGCCGTAATATCAACGCCTGAAGCTGCTACCTTAAAGATGTCACCATCGCTGATTGTTTTTGATGTTGTCAGCGCTGCATGGAAAAGCAGGTTGCCCGACGAGGAGGCATCATAAATACCGATATGAGTAATTGTTCCCCAATCGCCACCAGATGCAGCAGGAAACTCAACGGCGCTACTGTTAGATGCAGTGCCAGATGAAGACGCGCCAAAAGCCATGGTC